CCATCTCATCACCGGTGTCAGCGGCGGCAGCGGGTTTTGCTGCAGCCCTGGGAGCGGCAGACTTTTCACCAGCCATCTCGGTGGTGTACTTCTTGCCGTTCCACTCAAAGGTCTTCCCGCCACCGCGACGAGCTTCTGCGAATGCCTCTTTAAATGACTGCTTTCGAGGGGCAGCAGGCTCGGCAGCCTCTTGGCCACCAGTCCAATTCTTGCGGGCGTTCAGGGTCTCAATCGGATCCGCAGAAGCGTTTGCCGCTTCCAGGTCTTCATCAGTTACGCCGCCTTCTGCAAAACGACGCGGTTTACGGGTTGCCATATTGCACCTCTTAAATCATCTTGCCTTTGGTTTTGCCACGCTGGGCGCAACCATCTGCACGCTTGGAGGCGGAGCTAACCTTGCCACCAGCTTTGTAGTTCTTGACAGACGCGCCATCAATGTCCTGGGGCACAGGCATGCCTTCGCGGAACATGCCGTCGGACCTGGTGGCGGGACGCTTTGCCGGAGCTTTTTTCGCCGGAGGACGCTTGGGCGCTGCAGAGGCGCTGTCAATATCCTGGGGAGGCTGGCCCATTTCGGCGGTGTACACGCGATCTCTCATTTGCACATCCCGCCCTTCTTGTACATGCCGCCACCGGCCATCTTGATTTGGGTGGCTTTGGTCTTGCCCTTGCTGGCGATGCCGTCCGCAGCCTTGCGGAACACAGAGCCGCCAGACTTCATGCCAGCGTGAGCCTTGGAGGCGGGCAGAGCTGCGTGGGCCTTCAGAGAAGTGGCGACGCCGCCCTTCTTGTAGCCTTTGGCCTCGGCCATCTCATGCTTGATCATCGACTTGGGAGCGCCCTTCTTCTTCATGAAGGCCACTTCCTTCTTCATCATTTCCTTGGACTCTTTCATTTCACCACCTCCGGCAAATTTGCGGCCCTTGTCGGCCTCCATAAATTCCTTGCCAACCTTCTGGGGGATGCCAAGGCGCTTTGCTGCAGCCCGGTCATTGGCGACCAGAGCCATCAGATTGTGTTGCTTCTTGCTAGTTGAGGGCACTTCGCTGCTCCTTCATAAAGGCATCAAGCTTTTCGTCCAGCCGATCCAGGCGAGCAAGCACCCGGTTGATGTCGTTGTGAACGTCCGACTTGGTGACGTAATCCCGAGCATGCTCCTCGCGGGTTTTGCTCAGAAGAATCTCCAGTCGCTTGAGATCCGCCGACTTCTCCTTGAGCACCCACATGAGTACCGCAATCAGAAGTGAGAGGATGCCGCTCCATAGTGTGCTCAGCAGTTCCATTCACTCCGTCTCCAACTGCTCACGATATTTGTCCCAGTTTGGGTGATCTGCGGAAGCATACAGGTATTGAGCGGCAAACTCCAGAAGCGTTGGATCATCTCGAAAGTGACCCAAGCCTCTGTTGCAGTGATTGCACAGCATGCCGCGCACTTTGCCCGTCTTATGGTCATGGTCAACAACCAACGTTTCTTCAGACCCGCAAATCACGCATTCTTTTGTGGATGCCTTGATGTAAGCCAGCAAGTCATCAGAAATAACGGCGCGATGTTTTCCTCGACAGTTTGCATTCCTGTACTCGGCCCGGCACGCACGGCACCAGCTATCCAAACCGTTGCGCTTCTTGTTGTGCAACGGAAAAAACTCCGCAGTTGCGGGCTTTTCCATGTTGCAACGTGTGCAGCTCAACAATTCCATGCCTTAAGAGACAACGCTTTTCGCGTTGGCTTCCCTTTTTCGTCCTTCATCGGCCCCGGCATTCCAGACATCCTTGCACAAAAAGAGTCTCGCCGTTTGGCGTCTTTTTTCGTTTTCGGATGGGGGGCGGGAGGCTTCAGGTTCATACCCTGAGCCTTCGCAGAGGCGCGGCCCTTGGCGTTCAAGCCGCCCTTGGGATTCTTGCCTTCTTTGCGCTGCCATGCTGGTGTCTTAGCCATTTACAACCTTCAGCTTTGGTGTGCAGTGGTTCTTGATGAGCCAGTCCAAAACGTCAGTCTTGAAGTCTCGGTGGTACTCTTGAGAGCCAACATGCGGAAGGGTGATCTCGGGGTCAATGAACACAGTGAAGCCGTCGGCCCTGGCTCGCGCACAGAACGTGTAGTCCTCGCCAATGTACTGGCCGTTGACCAGAGAGAAGTCGAAGATTGCCGACTCGTTGCGCTGGTAGGTGTCGTTGAAGTACGTCCACTCAGGATGACTGGTGGACATCTTCTCCAGGACATGCCGCCTGATCAGCATAAAGCCGGTCGCAACGTTCTCGACCCTGAGCATGCCGTTTTGGTCAAACTCAAGGGCGTTGTTCTGGTCAAGGTAGACATCGAGGAAAAACTTCCTGTCCTCTGCCCGACGTGTGTACATGCCAGCAGTCACGTCCTTGTCCGTGCTCAGCGCCAGCAGCCGAAGCACGGCCTCTGCGTTGACCACGATGTCGGCATCCACAAACAGCAAGTCTGTGCAGTCCGACTCCAAGAAGTTTGCGGCCAGCATGTTGCGGGCCTTGGTGATAAGAGAGCAGCCCGACAGATGCGACAGTTGGATCTGGACACCATACTGCGAAGCCTTGACCACGAGATCGGCCAAGGCAAACGCTGTCTTGATGTTCAGCTTTCCGTCGTATGCAGGAACCGCAATCATTAGCTTGCGGCCGCGCACATCCATCGAGCGAGTCTCTTCAGGCATAAAACACCGTCACCTTTGCGTTGGTCAGCGCCACATAAACGTCTGTCTCAAACAGCACGCCTTCTGCGGGAATGACGACGCTGAAAGATTCGCCGTTTGCGGAAGTGTTAATGGTGAACAGCGTAGTGCCGCCAGATCCACCATCTTTGAACACCACGCTGCCCGCACTTGTACCGGGCTCAACCAAGGCACCGCGCACACGGGCGCGGCCACCAAAGACGGAGCCCGATGCAGCCAACGAATTGGCCATTACATCGGTTTGCATCCCCATGTCGGGCTCCTATTAGGCTGCAGTTGCGCCGTTCAGGGCAACGATGTCCCAACCAGCCGAGGTGTAGACCAGCATGGCGGAGTCACCAGCGTTGGTGAACGTGATGGTGCTGAAGCCAACTTTGGTCGTGGGGGTCAGAACAGCAGAGCCGCCGTCAACGACGTGGCTGATGATCTTGACTTCGCCAACAGTGCCGTCAGCCAGGGTCAGAGCTTGAGCTGCGCCGGTGGTGGTCAGTTGGGTGAAACCGTTGGTGACATCGACTGCGCCAGCGCCAGACAGGCTCTGGGTGCCAAGCACCACGCCAGTGTCGAATGCGGAGTTGACGGTCACAGCGCCGGTGGTGGCGTTGACGGTGATGGATTGGAAACCGTTCTGGGAACGAACCGGTCCAGAGAAAGTCGTATTAGACATTGCAGTGTCCTCACTTGCGAGATCGGCGCATCAATCGGCAAGTCGTCTGCTGGGTCAGTTTGATGCGCGAGAAAATCCCAGACGTGGGAGCAATATACCCCAAAAGAAAAGGGGCCACAAGGGCCCCTTCCCATTTTCCACCGAAGTGATTAGGCACCAGGAGAGCCGTACACACCCAGGGGATCAGACACGCCGAAGCTGTAACGCTCACGGGCCTTGTAACGGACGTTGCCGGTGTCGAAGTCGCCGTCCATGCTGTTTTGCAGCGGGGTGCGGACGAAGTGCTTCAGACCGTTGGGCACGTCAGTTGTCAGGAACCAAGCATTGGTGTCAGTCAGCCAGTGGTTAATGGTGTAACCATCGGGGATCGAACCGTTGTTCTTGATCGCGTTGATGTCGTTGTCAGCAGTACCGACGCGCAGTTCGGTTTCCAGCAGACGGGTTGCAACGAACTGCAGAGCAGGCGGCACAACCAGTTTGCGGGGCTTGGCAGCGATCAGCAGGCCGCGTTCATCGGTCCAACCGGCGATCTGAATCACGGCGTTTTCAAGCGACGTTTCGTTCAGGTCAGCGGGGGTCGAGGGACGGTTGCTGTTCACGCCACCAGAGATCAGGGGGTGCTGCGTCGAGAAGAGCTGCACACCGTCGCCGTACTTGACGTTGGTGTTGAAGCCCTGGTTCAGGACGTAAGCGGCCTTGACCTGCTTGGTGTAAGCCATAGCGCGAGCCAGAGCCTTGGTGTAGCGGCTGGACAAGCTGTCATACAGGTTGTCTTCCACTGCTTCTTCGGTGATCGAGAAGCCCATGGCGATGGTTTCGTGGTTGTAACGAGCAGTCCATGCTTCCTGTGCGTTGTCGTACTGGATAGCAGAACCTTCGTTCTTCACCGGGGCGGCGCTGAAGCCGGACAGTTTGGTTTCTTCTTCAAACGAACGCTCAGAGGTCTCGGTTTCGTAGATCTCTTTGTGCTCTTCGCCGTAGCGAGCATATTCCAGACCGAACAGGGCGTTCAGGCCGGGGAGCAGTTCTTTCAGAAGCTGGGCACGAGAAATTGCCATGATTTACTCCTTAAACACCGGTGGTGTTGTTGTACTGATGAGTGTTGATCTTCACCAGCAGTTCAACAAAGGTGTCAGCAGCCGTGGCGGTTTCCGGCACAACGTCAATGACACGAACGGGGATGGTGGCGGTGGTGCCGCCGCCGGTGGTCGTCACGCCAAAGGCGGAGTCACCAGTGACGGTGCTGCCAGCGTTCAGAACCAGGGGCAGGTTGCTACCAACCACGGTGCGGCCAGCGGACGACATGGTGGTCGAACCTTCGGCAACAACGGCCACTTTGAACAGGGCGTTCGGATCATCCACAACGTAGGCATAAGCCGGGTTGCTAGAGGTCGATGCGCCAGCGGGGATGTACTGACCCTGGACGGTTTGACCGCTAGAGTTCACGTACTGACCGCCCATGCACACGCCGACGATGCCGCCGCTGTTGGTGGTGGTGGATTTAATCAGAAAACCGGTGCTGTCGAGCAAAACCGTGTCGCCATTGAAAATGGCGGTGGCAAAGCCTGCGGCAACAGGAATCTGGCGGATGGCACCAGCGTAAGGCTTGCCGTCAAGAGAGTTGACGGGGGTAAGACCATACGGGGCCGCAACGGTGGGGTAAGCCATGTTTTGACTCCAGAAAAAAGATTAGATACCTTTACCGAAGGAGACGGTGGACTTCCGTTCTTTGAACAGAGGCATCCGCGCATCGCCCTCACGCATGAAGCTGTTATCGACGGACTGCATCTGCGATTCGGTCTGCTGACCGTAATACGCATTCCGCTGCTCGACGAACTCAGCAGGAGTTTTGCAAAGCATCAGACCACCCACAATCACCGCGTCAGGGAAACGATCGTTCGTTTCACCAAACAGTCGGATTTCGGGATGAGCCGAAGCCTTGACGGGTTCCCAGCCCTCGCGGAGTTTTCCGGAAATGTTACGGGGATCAGATTGATTCATCGTGCTGATCCGGATCCAGCGGTACGCATAGCCCGGCTCCGGATTCGGATCGGGCAGAAGCTGGGGAGGCATCCACTGTTTGGGACGCTCATCGGCATCACGAGTCTTCGTTGCACGCGGAGCGCGTGTGTTTTCGATCTGTTCCATGTTCATTTCCTCATTTCTTCCGCAACCTTACGAGCATAGAGTTCCAGAGGAACACCCAGCCGCTTGGCGAGATCCACCTGCGATTTGGTAAGTACGACTTTCTTAGGCGCAGTACCCCTCGTTGCCGGTGCGACAACATTCGATGCTTTCGGCGGAGTAGGCGCATCCGCCGGCTTCTCAGACTCGAACCGATCTGGGAAGCGTTGACGCATTTCTGCGTCGATTCGTTTGTAGTAGTCGTCGCTCGAAGGATCAAGTCGCTCTTCTTGCGTCAACTCCTCGTGCAGAGCCAGTGCATAACTAGTCATGCGCCGGTCCTGACCGAACCATTTGTTGTTACTTTGCCATTCTATGGCCTTTTCGTCAACAACAGGCGTCGGCTCGGCCTTTTGGGTCAAGCTCTCAGGCAGCACAACCTCCTCTTCAGGGGGTGGCGCAGGCTTGAAGTTCTTCACCCGCTCGGACCGCATTTTGGCGGCCGTGAGTTCTTCCTGGGCGGCGACAAGAGCGTCGCCGTCACCAGATTCCCAGGCTTCTTTGTACTTGCGCTTGGCCTGTTCCAGCTCGTTGTCAACGACCTTTTTGGCCTGCTCAAGCAGTGCAGCCTGACCTTGAGACAAGGAGCCCTTGAGCTTCTTGTTTTCCTCGGCAAGCTGCTGGGCGAACCTAACGGCCTCTTCACGCAGACGCTCTGCAGCCTCTTTGGCCCGGCGCTCTTCGTGATAGCCCTTCGTGAAGTGCTGAATGCGTTTGCGGACGCCTTCATCGTATTTGGCAAGCTCGTCCTCGGCCATTTCCTTGGGCGGCTCTTCCATGGGTTTGCGGTTGCGATCCTTTTCAGGGGTGTCGTCAACCACTTCGATCTCGGCCTTGTCGTCACTGACCTCGATTTTTTCTTCGGTCTCAACGACTTTGCCACCGGCGCGAGGGTTTTTCTCTTCCTTCTCGTCCGGGAACTCGAACTCGACTTTTTCAAACTCAGCCATGGCTCACTCCTTATGCCGCACGGGTGATACCGCGAGGATCCTGGACAACGGCTTCGACCGAATCATCATTGATGATGCGGAACTCTTTGCCGTGGATCTTGATCCGCGTGCCGGTGTTGGGTCGAACCAGAACGAAATCGCCAACCTTGCAGCTCGGGCCGCTGGGGAAGCGCTTTTCATCCTTGTAGGCGTCCGGTCCCATCTTCACGACGAACAAAACGGGTGAGAGCACTTCTTCATAGTGCATTGTCTGGCTGGCTTTCACCAGGCCGGAGTCGCCGTACTCTTCGTCGATGTCCGGAAGGACACAAAGAAGGTGGTACGTTGATGGATCTGGCACTTGCTTGGCTTTTTCCTCGGCGTTCTTGTTCAGAAGGCCAGACAGGTCAATAGCCTGCAGGTCAAATTCAGTCGTCATCGTTGATTTCCTTTACTCTTCGCACGAGGTCAGCAATTTCATTCTGCGCGGATTGCAGACCCCGGATTTGTCCGCACAGTTCCTTGTAGGCGTCGAAAGTTGTCGCATTTCCACGCCCCAAAAAATCAACGAGTTCGAGCCTTCTTGCCTCGATTTTCGAGTTCAGATGCTCAAGAATTTGGTGATCCATCAGTCTGCTTTATTGCCCGACGGTTTCGCAGCCGGAGTG